TGAACCAACTACAGGAGCAGACTTTTTTAACTTATTCACTCTAATGGTATTGGTAATCATATATAGATTTAATGGAGGTAATAGTAATGAATAAGAAAGATAGAGTGGTTTTGCCGCAACTTCAATGTATATTATAGTAACCAAAGACTTACCACAACCTGACACAATTTATGTAGACAAAAAAGTTATCAGAGAAATAGAAGTTATCCAAACTGAAATAGTTTATGTTGATAAACAAATTATTGTTCCTACTGGATGGAGTCCTGAAAGAGTCAATGCACTGATAGACGAAATGTTAGAACTAGCAGTCCTAAATGCAAAAGAAGATTACAGTAGACGAGATTTGCAAGGAGATTGGTTCCTAGACGTTCAAATGACCTATGACCAAGTTATAGAATGGATTGAACAGTATGAAGATTAAGAATAAGCAGAAAATATTTAGACCTCGTATCATAAAGGTAAACCCTGAGTATCTCATGGTACTTAAGAACGAGAAGGTAGGTACACAACTACAAGTTGATTACACTACGAGATGCGGCCAAAAAGTCGTAAATATACTGGAGGTAACAAAAATATGACGAGAGAATTAATAGTAGCAAAATTACAAGCAGAAAAAGAAGTAATCCAAGCAGAGGTAAGTTCCACTGTGACAATGATTGAGGCACGCTATAGAGAAGCTATGGCTGAGATTAATGAAGTAGCAACAAAGGAAAAATTTGAACAGACTAAAAAGTTTGACGAGTTGATTGGAGAAAAACAAGCAGAGTTCAACGTAAAAATGGAATTGTTTCAAGCTAAGATTGAATTAGAGCTTAGAGATTATCCAGCTCCTGAAGCAGCTCCTGAAGCACCTGTAGAAGAGCCTACAGAATAGACAAATAGTTAACTGAATGAGAGACACACTGCGTGCCTGGAGGTAAGACCAATAGGAGTTAAGAGTTGAGACATTCATAACCAATAGAGGGTCAAATGTGGTACACACATTGGATGACCAAACAGACCTTTACAAGCGACCCTCTATCATACGCAGGTTCCTCTGGAGAGGAGACGAGATTCTAACCCTTGTCAGGAGAGTTCAATTCTTTCTACCTGTGCCAATTAAAAAAAATGATAGTCTCAGAGATGTGGCTATATTTGTCTATAAAAAGGAGGGTGAGTACAATCAAACAGAAAATTAAAGAATGGCTCAGAATTGGGCTTAATTACAAGCATAAACGAGCCTGGATTGACCTATGGCAGAACAAAATTAAACCATTTATGACCTTAAAGATGATGTTAGTCTTTGGTACTGTATGGTTAGTATCAACAGGATGGTCATGGGTATTCATAGTATTAGGTCCAATCTTGGATATAGGATGGATGAGCAAAGTGGGACTAGGAGCACAGGTGTTCTTTTGGAACCCATTCTTCTCAGAGAAACTAATTACAATACCATTCAGCATATGGTTATATACAAAAATATTCGGGCATAGTCCAAACATAGAGGTGAGCATTGATGAAAGAAGTTAAACAAAAGTTATACCAAATTACTTGTGAGTGTGGAAGCTATCATTGGGTAAGAAAAAGAAAAGCAAGCCAAGATGTTTACATGTGCATAGACTGCCACTTAACATTTAAAGCGCAAGACAAAGACCGCAACTTATATGTTGTGAGAGGAACAGAGGTGTTTAAGAAAAATGGAAAATAATGAAAACCTAGTAGAAGTATCTACTAACAAATTAATTACTCCTGACTCTCTACAAGAAAACTATGCAATCGACTTCGTAGGACTCAAAGAAAAGTACGGACTAGACCGCACTCAAGTTTTAGGAGCATTCAGAATGGCAACAGCAAGAATTACTAAAGTTAATTTAGCAAAAGAATTAGGCGTAAGCAGACAAACTATATACAATTGGTTGGCCAACAGCAACTTTGTTCAACTATATAATCAGATGTGTGCTGCTACTCTAATGGGAATGAAGGGTTCTGCTATTATGGCAATGGAAGACCTATTGAACGATGATGACCATAGAGTACAGTTTCAAGCATCAAAATTCGTAATCGAGAGCACAAACTACATTCAAGTAGAAGAAAAAGTAGAGAAAACTAATGCTATTGATGACCTATTAGCAATCATAGAAGTTGAACCTAGAAAAGTCACTATTGACACTACTAGCGCAGACTACAACTATGCAGACGAAATCGTTGATCCAGCGGACATAATGTAATGTTCCCAAAATTTGATTTATTAAACAAAATGTGTTATAATAGAATATATAAGAATGCGTGCAATTTAGCCGCATTGAGGTGATTACATGTCAAGAGTGTTTAGTCCTGAACAAATCGGTTTTATAAAAAACTGGGACGTCAGCTTAGAATTCCTTGAAGGAGTAATCAGAGCAGGAAAGTCACACATAGGCTTAATTAAGTTTATGATGAAAGCAAAATCCAACGATGGTAAAGGAATACATCTAATAATGGCCAAGAACAATAAAGTTTTTGAGCGTAATATTCTACCCTTACTTGAAATTTCTTTTCCTACTGCGGTTTATAAGCCTAGAGCAATTGGTGGTTCACGTATAGAGTGGGATGGAATTATTGTTTACGTAGTTGGTTTTGAAAATGAAACTAGATGGAAAGACATCTTAGGTTCAAACATAGCAACATGTTATATTGATGAGGTTAACTTATCTACACCATACATGCTTCAAGAAATTATTGGACGTACAGGTGCGGTTTTAGGCTCATATATTTTATGTACAGCTAATCCCGATGACCCAGAGAAAGAAATTTATAATGTATTGAATAGATGCATCCCAGTTAACTCCAATCCAAATGAAGATTTATTTACTTCTGACAACGATAGGTGGCATGCTTGGGCAATTGATTTCGACTTCAATCCGATATTAACTGACTATATGGTCAGAGATATAAAAGCTTCACAACTAATTGGTTCAATTTACTATGATACTAAAATTTTAGGTCTACGTAAGAAAGCAGAAGGTTTAATATGGGGAGACGCAATTAGCGAAGCTCTATTATTGAATGATGAACAACTTAGCAACATTAGATTCAAACAATGCGGGCTAGGAGTTGATACATCTTATTCTAAGAAAACAGATGTCACAATTACATTCGTATATGTAGGTATAGACTATGAGGGGAAGCTCTACATTTTAGATGAATGGGTACACAACAACAGAGATTTTGTAATTACAGCCTCAGAGTTGCCGCCCAAAATAGCCGAATTCTTAAGTAGAAATAACCGTAAGTGGGGATTCAATGTAAGAGATGTGTTTGTGGATTGTGCGGATCAAAATTTAATCAATGAAGGGAACAAGTGGGTGCGCTCTAATGGCATTCATGTAAGATTCCTAAACAGTTACAAAATGAAGATAACTGATAGAATACAAGCAGCAACTGGATGGATAGCAACTGGATATTATTTCATTCATGAGAAGTGTGAGGTACATATAAAAGAGATGAAGAAATACTCTTGGAGTACTAAAGACAAAATGGTTCCAGTAGACAAGGGTGACCATACAATTAATGGGTCACAATATGCATGGGCTCCGTTCTTCAAAATAATCGGACCTAACAAATAAAGAGGTGATTTAATGTCAGATAGAGAAAGAGAATATACCTTCGATTATCCGAATGGTAAGATAGTGCCGCAGTATAAGCCATATAATTACAATGATGCCTATCATATTCAAGAAAACAAAGTATGGTTCCAAGCATCAGAGAAAGAATTAATTAAGTTTTACTCAATGGTTACAGATATGAGTGACAAATACAATGTAAAACAGAACTACTTCTGGTCAAACATGTCAGGACGCAAACGTCATTTTACTCACAGTGGATTAGCAAGAAACATTAGTGAAACAATGGCTCGTGTATTATTTCATAATGGTATTGAGATAGACGCAAGAGAGAAACAAAAAGAATTAGAAGCAATTTTAAAAGAAAATCAAATCAAACACCTATTAAATGATGGTGCTACTACTGAGAGTTGGGGTGGACGTTTTGCATACAAAATTAGTTTTGACTCAGACATCAGCGACAATGTACTAATTGATTTAGTAGAACCAGGAGCATTCGATGTAGTGTTTAAGAGAAGTAGAGTACAGGAACTAAGATTCTATAAATCATTCACTGTTGAAGAAAGAAAACTTAAACTAATTGAACGTTACGGTAAAGGATACATCACATACGAGTTGTATGATATATCAGGTCCAGAGCCAATTAGAGTTCCACTTAGTGATGCAGGATTGGTATTAGAGGATTTCTTCTTCGATGAAAAAATTATATTAGCAGGATTCAAATCAAACAAAACAAGAGAAGGTATATCAGATTATTTAGGACTTGTTAGTGAGTTCAACAGTTACGATGAAGCGTTAAGTGGATTAGGTAACGACTTAAGAAAAGGTGCAGCTAAATCATACATTCCAGAAAATAGATTAAACACTAATCCAGCAACTGGAGCGACAATAGGATTAAACGAATTTGATACAGATTACGTAGTTCTTATGAGTGATATGGCGCAAGATGCTAAGAATGAAGTTTCTCATAGTCAACCAGAAATTAGAACTGAGCAATACACTAAGGCCGCAGATAGATACGAAGAAGTAATTTTATCTAACGTAGGACTTAATAGATTGACATTAGGATTGAGTGAGAATATAGCTTCAGATGTGGCATACGCTGTGAGAAGACAACTAGAGAATGCAACTATTAGAACAAGAGAGAGTAAGATTGAATTATGGGTGGAATTCCTACAAAATTTCTTTACTACTGTGTTAAAAGCTCAAGCACAATTCAAAACTAGAACAACTATTGAAGCAATGGTAGAAGTAGACTTTAACCCATATTTACAAGAACCACCAGCAGAGTATACGGTAGATGAAGTAAAAATCTTACTTGAACTAAATCTTATTACTCCTGAAAAAGCTCGTGAGTTCTTAGGATTTGACGAGGATGATGGTCCAATACCAACTAACAAACCTGACACTCCTGAAGAATAAACTGCCGAAACCCAAAATTTGATTTATTCTTAAAAGTGTGTTATAATATTTACATAAGGAACAAAGATAAAAAATAAAGCCTGACCTGGGCTATATAATACAGGATAACAGTTGGAATATACTGTTCGTTCCAATCGCTTGGAAGATAGTGGTTGCAGAGGAGGTACAATATGAAATACAACGAATTTGATTCATTAATTAACAGTGCATTAAAGAGAGATAGCGAAGGTAAAATTACTGGAGTTGACTCAGGAGTAATAATTAATAAAGTTAATGATTATTACACAGATGTAATGAAAGGTAAAGAAGATGGTTACAAGACTTCATTGGAAGATGTGAAGAAAGGTGCTGTTAATGATTTCTTGAAAGACAATAACTTCGAGAATTCAAAAGGATTCAAAACTTATTTGGAAGACAGTAAGGGGTATCAAACGAAGTACGAAACTTTACAAGGTGAAGTTAAAACAAGTGCTTTGAAAAATAAGATTACTGATACGTTGACGGAAATGAAAATAGACTCTAAGTACTCAACAACAGTAACTAAATTATTAAACCAAGATGGTTTGTATGGAGAAGACGGTGCACTTAACGAAGAAACTCTTAAAACAAATATTACTTCTATCGTTACTGAAGACTTAATGTTAGCGGTAGAGCCAGTTAAAGCAGGAACTGAACCAGACAAAACAGCACAAAATCAAACAGAGGTTAGAACAACAAAATTCTAAACCTACTAAAATAAGAGGTGACCAACAATGGCATTTACATTAGACACTAAACACAGCGCGGTCGTAACTAAGAATTTATTCTTAAATTCAGTATTACAACCTGGCGTAACATATTCAACAAGATGGCAAGGAGACGCTGCAAACGGCGTAGTTAAAATTACAAAATTAACAAAAGGTACAGTATTAACAGATGGTTCAGGAATTAGCTCAACTTTCGACTTAGAAGTTGGTGGATTAAATAACATTAAACTTGATTTAGTATTAGGAACTCCATTATCATTATCAACTCCAATCTTTGATGTTCAAGTTAACTCAGTTAGCGTATCATTAGTAGAAGAAGTTATGGAAATGGACGTAGCAACAATTTCTGAAGCTTGGCAAAAAGCAGGAATGGACGTACTAGTAGATGGAGCAACAAAATTAAAACAAGCTAAACCAACTACAGCAGATACATTCGAAGCAGCATTCTTAGCAGCAAGAAAAGCATTAGTAACTAAAGGTGCTAAAGCAGACGTTATGATTTGTTCTGTAGATATGTATAACCTAATGTTATCAGATAAAACCAAATTCATCCCTGAAACAAATGAGATGAGAATGAAAACTGGTATCGTAGGATTCTACAACGGTATTAAAGTGTTTGAATATCAAAGCTTGAAACAAGTTAATGCAAGTGATGTAGATTTTGTGCTTTATGACAAAGATGCATTCGCAGTAGCAACTAATATCTCAAGTGCAAGAGTAGTAGAAGGAGCTCCAAACATTATCGGAGTATTCGCACAAACTGGTATCAATAGTGGATTCTTAGTTACAAATGCAGAAAGAGTAGTTGCATCTGGAGCAGATATCATAAGCTAAACAATAAATAACCTAAGAGGGTGAGGGAACTAAATCCTTCGCTCTCTTTTTTTAATAATTATAAGCAAATTTGACGGCACACTCAGTAGATATTCTTTACTCCTGATGCTGTTGAAAATAAAAATGAGGTGATAAATATGATTTATCAAACAGCAAGACACAAGTGGGAGTTAACTGAACAAGAGGTTCTAGATGAACTAGGATACAACCTAACCAGTTACTTGGGAGATGTTAACCAAGTACCATTCTTCCTAAAAGAAATGTCACAAGACGTGTACACAATGGCTTACAGAAAAGGATTGAGAAGAAACATTCCAGTAGTTGAGTACAATTTAGCATTAAACAGCATTTATTTAGATGATTTAAAAGATGCGCAATTAGCACAAATGAGATATTCCTTACGTAGTCGTGGAGCGCATTTAATTAAAGACCAATCGGGAATTGATTTTGAAGCAAATACAATAATGGATAAAGAGATATTTGACCGCACTTACTCGGTGGATGCGGAGTTCATAATGATATCTACTGGACTAATTAAACAAGTTCCATTATGCAGCAACATTCCTTCTGATGTAGTTAGGGGAGTTGATTACTAATGTGGGAAGCATTTACAGTATACGGTAACGATACTCATTTCAAAGCGGACTATTATGAGTATGATGTTACAACAAATACATATGATTTAACTCCTGTTGAGTTTTGGTTTGCTTACGTTGCAAATTCACAATCTACTGAGTTAGTACAAATCTTAGACGGGTTCTATGCGAATTCAACTGGGAATGTCATTTATGTAGATGGACACAATGAAATAAAGTTCAAAGAAAACGATAAAGTTAATATTGATGGTTCTGACAATATGATAGTTAAAATAGATACACCAAGAACAATAAAAACAGGTATAAGAACCTTTGATTTTCAACCTTCTGAGTTAGTGAGAAGAGTTCTTATTCTAAGTTAGAGGTGATACAATGAATGATATAAGAAACCAGATTCTAGGTAATTTGGAAACAATATTAAACACAAATACTTATGGAGTTAACTTTGTATTAGGAAAAACAATTATGACTAAAGATGGTAGTCTAACAATAGAGAGTGTTGAAGGAATAACATCAACGGTTACAGACTTCATACCAGGGATGCCTTTCTTATTTGAAGGAACATTAATTCCAGTAGACAACGCGTTCATAGTTAATTATGGTATTATATTGGAATTCTTCATAGTAGAAAGTTCAGCGGATGATGCTATTCAAGCATTAACAGAAATTGTATACGCAGGCCTATTCAAAAATGATTACATATTGAATGCAGAAACTGATTTAAACATTAACTATTTAGCTTCTGAGCCAAGAGTAGTAAGTCATGAAATATTTAATTATCGTAAAGCTATGGTTGTTAGAGTTCCTATTGCGGGACTATTAAGCCGAGGAGTTAACAAAGGTTCTGAAGTAGTACTTAGTATTAAAGAGAAAGGTTCAGTAGAAGCAAAACAAACTCTACCATTCCTAAACGCTTCAATCAACCTAAACGGTGAAGTGTATAGTGCACAAACAGTTGGAAGTGAACAAGCTAAGAGTATTATAACAGATAAGAGTTGGGCTGCATCAGTAGTATTGTATGCGGTGGAAGGAACTCAAAATGAAACTTTATACAATATGATTAAAAATGGTTCTGAGATGAATAAGGTATTCGAGCTAACAATTCAACGTTCAGCCACTAATATTGAGACAATAGATGTATTAGTCGCTACTATTGGAGAAACTCTAGAAACTACAGCCTTACAAAGGTATTCAGTTAGTTTTGTAATTGCTGACGAAATAGTCGGAGGTGTTTAATAATGGCAAAGAGTAAAGGGCAACAAAGTCTTCCATTAAACGATTCTTATCCTTCAATAGACGAAAGATTCCAAATATTGGAAGACCAACTAAAATTATTGCAAGAAGAAAGTAAAGGCGAAGATGAAGAAATTGATTTAAAAGCTGCTAGACAAAAACTAAAAAAGACTAAGGAGCTTAGTGTTGCAGACCAAGAAATGGCTTTAGAAGATATGGAAACTCAGGTTTATAGTTGGATCAAAACGGGTGAGCCAATAGAAGTATCACAAGCAACTATGGCGGATTATAACTTAAAACAATCAAGAATACAAGATGCTAAACGTATTTCATTTGGATTAGGTACAGCCGCTGCATCAGCTGCAGCATATGGTTATGTAAATACAATGTCTGAAAGAAGCGGTGATGGTATTGCAGAAAGAAGAGTTAAACAAACAATGTCTGCTGGTAGTCGTGCCTTGAGTATAGCAACTACTGGATACTTCCTAGGTCCTCAAGCAGCAGCAGTTGCCGCAGCAGGGGTCCTTATATCTTGGGGTGTTGGAGAATACACGTCTCAAGTTAAATTAGATAGACAAAACAAAGATTCCGCATATAGAATGGGCTTAATGGGTCCAGCTAGTTATAGCGGTTCAAGATAAGAGGTGGTTAGATGATAAATTCAGTACAAATAGCAGGAGTAGATGTTAGATTCGCGTATCCTGTAGAAACAACAGAGACCCTAGATGAGAGTCTAGATACAGGTTCATTACTAATACCATTCTCTACAAGAGAAGAGCCTTATGAAATTTTCAGTAAAGTTACAGTGAACAATGACTCAGGTCAGGTGGATTACTATTTGGTAGCCTCTGACCAAGTCAGATTGATAGGGAAATCTCCTCAAGTTTTTGAGCATAAGGTATCAATTATTGAGTACACTAAAAAATTAGAAAGATATACTATTAGTTCTGCTGTATTTACTCAGCCAGGAGGAATTTATAAAGGTATTTACAGTACTGGAACTGAATTGAGAAGCATTTATCCAGAAAGTATTGCTACTCCTGAAGACAGAACAGATTGGTATGCAATTATAGAGAACACTAGCGGAGTTTATACATGGGACATTGGCTTAAACGTATGGCTTTATGTCACAACTAAACGCAGACCTTATATGGTTTATGATGTTATAGTAAGATTACTTGCACTAAAGAAATTTGAGTTAATTGCAGATAACTTCCAAGGTATAGTTTTAGAAGGAGTTGCGGCGGAAGAGCTTAAATTAATTAAAGCACCAGAGTTCCAATTCAATAACAAGACATTGAGAGAGTGTTTAGATACAGTACTTAGATTTGTAGGTGGAGTAAGCAGATTAAAACCTTATTCTACTGGGGTTAGTTTGGTTCATGTAGATTATTTCGGAAATTTGAAGAATGTTATTTCTACTATCGACAAAACTGGTTATATACAAACTCAAGACATTAATGGTTATGCTACTGGGTTAACTACAGACGCAGTCAATGCTATTAGTGATAATGAATACGGAGCTTCAGACTTTGTTTATCCTAACTCTGACGGATGGGCTGTACTAGGCGATGGTCAAGATGACGGATTAGTTCAGAATGATGATTTAAAAATGTCAGTTGGATTGCCTATCTATAAGATTAAAGGTGGTAAGGTATGTTTAGAAGTATCAAGCGTAGACCCAAACAATACTCCATTCAGAGAGACAATAACTATTGAGGTAGACTTTGCGGATTATATCTTTGAGAAAACTAAGTGGGATTCACTTTCAGAAGGAACAGCATCCGATATGGAAAATGGTAATGCTAGTAAAGGTAACTCACTTTATTATACCACTGGAAAGGATGAGATAGAAGGACTATCTGATGTAATAAATTATCCTTGGATTATAGGGGATGACTTCAGTAGATGGCACAGAGTGCTTGCAACAGTAGGTAATATTTATTTGGCAGATTATTATGGTTACAATTACGCAAAAATAGGCGACTTAAATATATTATTGGAGACAGATGAAGAAGATGTGCTTTATCAGCTTAATTTCGTAACTCGAAATGATGTTAAAAATATTCAAATTGAGAGAAGTTTACTTGATGATGTAAATATAAAATCAAATTTCTTCATAAATCAATCAGATAGAGGAATTAATATAGACAATTTTGGCCGCAACTCTCAAGGGAAACTAGACCAACTTGGTCCAGAGACAAGAAAATTAACTCTTGAACATGGAGCTTGGGCTGACATATTCTCAATAGGTGATTATACTACTGATGGATACATTATAACTCAAAGAGAAATTATCTATGAGAAAGATTTCTATGTTGCTTCATACATTATGACTAAGAACTTTAACAGAATCAGTGAGTTCATAGGTATTGATAGAGAGTATAGAGCATTTGATATCTTAGAGATTGGTGATAGCGCGCAGAGAGTTTTAACTTATGTAGACTATGTAAAAGTGGGGCTTGAAGAACCCTTAACTAATAAAAGTTTATTAGAAGCAGCAGGAGTGATTAAATTTGCTGATACTCTTAGAACTAATAAAGTAAAAGTAGAGAAAATGCAAAATGCTAAAATTACATTAAGAGATAGCTGGGCTACTGGTAATCCAATAGTAATGCCGCTAAATTCATTCTCCTTTGGTAATACATTAGTTTTTGCTTGGGAATTCCCTAACGCACAATTCGCTGGGTTTAAGAGAAGTACAAATGATACTACTGAAGCAGTTAGATATACAGACGAGAATGGAGAGTTCAATGAATTCACAGTAGACTTCATAGGAGACTTAAACTTTTCTACTAACTTCGCAGCTCGTACTACGGAAGCATTTAGACTACCTGAGTATACAGGAACTTCTACTGAGTTTGCAGTAAGCGCAGTGTTTAACGCAAGAAAAGACCCCAGTGAGATAATTGGTATGAACTACATATTACAGTTCTACAAACCATTGGAGTTTAAGGATGAAATAGTTATTGGTAAAGCATTAACTGACATTAACGACCTAATTGGTAATAGTAATGATAAACTTTACTTCTGGTATTCTACAGAGACTTATGGTCAAAATGAAACAACGAAAGCAAAAGGTGCTAAGATTGGAGATTTATCAACGTATGCTAAAGTTAATTACTATTATGGTGGTACATCTACAGTTATAGGATGCGGGCTAGAATTGATAGTTCCTGCTGACGCACAAGCTAATAGCTGGGCAGTATCTGATGCAGACGGAAACTTATTATTAGCTGTCAATAGAACAACTATACTTAGCAACAAAGTAACATTTGAGTTTGCGAAAGATAGAGAAGGAATGATAGAAGCAATATAACAAATTAGGCGGTAGAGATACTGCCTTTTACTATGCGCTTATCCGAAAATTTGATTAATTCTAAAAAATGTGTTATAATTATAGTATAAGGAATGACATTTCATGTAAGATTTTATTGAAAGTGTTCCTTCTGACTTATAGTCAGTAAACGATAAGAGGTGATATAATGTTATTTAATTTAAACAAGTTCTACATGAATAGCGATGGTACGCTGAATAAACATCAACCGCAACCTATATTCAGAGAACAAGACTTAACTACTATTTTCCAATTGGTTACTCCAAAATCAAAAGAAAATGGTGAATTCGTTAATATTTTACTAGCGAATAAAATTACTGCACCAACTAAAAGAATGAGTTATATGGGAACAGAAACAGTTGTCCCAGACCCAATCAATGCAGCTGGAGTAACAGAAGAGTGGAACAAATGGCAATACGTTCTTACTGATGATGTTCTTAATGCAGTAGCAACATTCAAATCAACGCCAGTTTATGTTTCATTCACTGAGATGGAACTAATTGAAGACAACCCAAGCGGACTAGAATTCGTAGGATACTTCAATACATTATCGGATTTATTACTTTCAATCCCAGCACCAGAAGCAACTATGTATGCGGGAACAGGTTCTGCCTCTTCTCAATCAGCAGATGCTTATGTTGTAGTTGGAGGAGAATGGGTAGACAGTGGCTTAACAATTAGCCAATATGAACAATTGAATGGAGTTCTTAATACTTTATTAGAAAGTAAAACTTCCCAAATTACTGTCCCAGTAGACCCTAGTATTCAAACTATGTTAGAGTCAGTAGACGTTAGTTTAACAGACCAAATTGTCTCAGCTTTGGCCGCATTAGAATCTAGCGTTATTGAGTTAGAATTAGAAATGGTTGAAAGAGTTCAAGAAGATTATGCTGGAATTTACCCAACAACTTTAGACTTAAACGGAGACGACACTTTCCTTATACAAGATCCTGATGCAAAAGGTTTAGATGTAGAGAACCCAAATGCATTATTCAGAGTTACTTATGAAACATTAAGAGAACTTATTAAAGGAGAATATAAAGGAGAATTCGAAACACTTGAAGATTTAACTGAAGCTTATCCAGATGGAATTGAAAACTCATTTGATAGAAGCGGATGGTATGCATTCATACAAGAAACAACTACAGATTGGAGATGGTCAGTTGGAGATAATGCATGGTATGACAGCTTTACTGGAGGAACAATTACTAGACAAGAGTTCTTAGAGTTAGAAGGAGATGTCTTAATTAATGCTTCTGATATCGTAGCACTTACAATTAGAATTAGCGCAGCAGAACAAAATATTATAGATTTAGATGGAAGAGTTACAGTTAATGAAGTAAACATAGGACTGGGCGCAGCAAAAATAGCTTCTAATGAAATTAATGTTGGTCAAAATGCTGACGATATCACATCAAACGAATCTGCTATTTCTATAAGCACAGACAAAATTACTGTGAACGAAATTGATATTGCAGAAAACAGACTTAATATAGGACTTCAAGGTGTTAGAATTACAGATAACGAAATAAACATTGGAGTACTAGAAAATGGTAAATTAGATAAAACTGCTACGGCAGCTGACTCAACTTTATTAGGCGGAGTGGAAGCTTCAAAATACCTAAGAAGTGACGAGTCTGACACAATAGACGGAGATTTAACTATTACTAAAGAAGCGGCTACAGATTCAGGTTCACATGCCGTTATATTCCAAGGTAATACATTGTCAACTGACTTTGTAAAAGAATTGAAAATGGATGAACAAGGTAAACTTTCATTTGGCGGAGCTACAATTGGCGAAGTCGACTATGTTAATAACATAGTGTGGAACAGCACAACTAAGGAATTAGAAGTTTCTTCAACAGGAAATGCATTCGAAGGTAACATACCAGTTACAGGGTTCTTATCAACAGATGGCGGAACAATAAGCGGTGACTTAACTATCAGCTCTAAAAGTGTTAGTGGAGATAACTCATCATTCTCAATAGCATTTGTTACTACCGACAACGGTATTCCAACTGTAAAAGAATTACTTGTTAGTCAATTAGACAACAGACTATATTTTGATGGACAAAAAATTGTATTAAGTGGAGACGCAGTTGATGCCGACACATTCGATGGTTTGACTACAGCAGACTTTGTTAGAGCTACTGGAGATGTTGTTCAAAGTATAACAGGTGAAAAAACTTTTGAAGATAATGTTAAAATCAAAGGTAACCTAATTGTTGAAGGTTCTACAATCCAATTAAATACAGAAGTAATTACTATTGCAGATAATATCGTAGTATTAAATAGCGACTTCGCAGACATTACACCTATTGCAGATGGAGGAATAGAAGTAAACCGTGGTTTACAAACTAACTCACAAGTGTTATGGGACGAAAGCACAAGAGAATGGAAAGTAGGATTAATTGGAGCATTAAAACCAATACTTACTAGAGCTTCTGACTCAGTGCTAGACAACAACGATTACCTGGTATGGGATGAAGTAACCAAGTCAGCAATCGGTAAAACAAAAACTGAATTAGATATAGCTTCTGAAACAGACCTAGAAATCGAAAGAGTTAGAATTACAGCAGTAGAAAGCGATATTGCGGACTTGGAAGGCGATATTACGGACTTGGAAGGCGACTTTACAGGCTTAGAAACTGATATCACTAACTTAGAGGCAGACAAATTAAATAAAGATGGTTCAAACTCAATGAGTGGAGACCTTCAATTAGATAAAAATGGAGTTGCTGGTGCAGACTCACACGGAATTAAATTCCAAGCAAACGTATCAGGTTCAGACTTCACAAAAAATTTAAAAATGAGCAAAGAAGGAGACTTGGAGTTCGGAGTTGATGAAGTATTATTAGTTAGCAGCCCAGACAAAACAGTTGAATTAAACAAAATTTTATTAACTCCTCAAGCTCACCCAGCATATGAAGTTGGACAAGTATTTTACGACTTGACACACAATGCCCTAGCGTATCATAATGATAATGCGGAAATGGTTGTGGAGTTAAGCCCAGAGAATAAACCAGTAGTCAATAAAACTGGAAACACATTAGTAAGTGGTATGATGATTTATCCTACTGCAGTAGATGCACAAGGTAGATTTGAAGTAGGCTTAGCAGATGCAAGAAACACATTAAAATCAAGATTCGTAGCAATGGTTACAACAACTATAGCACCTGACGCAAGTGGTTATGCTACTACTGCAGGAACAGTAAGAAACGTGAATACTTTAGATTATGTAGCAGGAGATTACTTATACTTAGACGAATTAAACCCTGGACATTTTACAACAGCTCACCCTTCTGACGGTTCATACCCAGTATTAATTGGAGTAGTTAGAGTAGCGGATGCAACAAATGGAGAAATCGAAGTAGATGTTTTAAGAACTTTAAGAACTACTGAGCTAGATAATCAAAAAGGTTTCCCAACTAATCATCAAACAGACATTGATTTAACTTATACATCAGCAAACAGAGCATTAACTTTAGTACCACAAAATGGAGACTTCCACTTCTACGTATTTGGAAACAAATTTGAAAAAATAGGAAGCCAAACAATAGTGTTGTCAGCAGTAGAAGGAAGTCATTTCATCTATTACGATAAAGACGGAGTACTTCAAGAATTAGTGAATCCTACTAGAGCAGAAGTTGGAAATATTTTTCTTAATTATTGCGCAGTAGCCTTTATGGAAATGACTAGCACTAATGAAGCATTGCTCGGTGTAGGTATGGAACTACATGGTATTGAAATGTCACCAGCAACACACAGTTACTTACATAGATTCTTCGGTCCACAGTTCGGTTCAGGAGCTCAACCAGGAAATTACGTAATCGGTAGTACTTCTGAAGACGATTTAAAAGTTACATTATCAGAAGGAAGTATGAGTGATGAAGATCTTGACCACATAATTTCACAAAAATTAATTGGAGATTCAATTGAAGTTGTATACAAC